TTGTGTTCACACCAGTTACGTTGGTACATCAACCACATCTCTAGCTGTTCGATAGCTGTCATGTCCTTGGTACATACAGCCCCATCAGGTGCCTTCATAGGGAAGCTAAACACTGTAGTCTGGTCAGGCTTGAAAGCATCAGGTTCGTTAGGAATACCTTGGTCCTTCATGAACTGGGTGAGAGGATCTTTGTTGTCACCTCTGACGGTGCGGATATAGTAGGGGCTGTGTCGGGCATGGATTCCAGATGCACTGTCAACCAACTGTGAAACAGTCCCACTAGGCTTAACACAGCTAATAGCAGCAGCAACAGGGATACCGAGACGGTCAGCCCATTCCGCATTGGTAGCCACAGCAACTTCTTTAAGGTGAGCAAGGGTCTTATCCAATCCTTTGTTCTTGAGTGTCATCAGTGGGTTGTCCATGATACCAGTTAGTGACACACCGAGTAGACGTTCTTCTTCTGTGTTGTCTGTCCACTGCTTACGCAAGTATGGGAACTTAGTAAAGCTAGACTGGATCGTACCCAAGATTGTAGCCAACCGCACCTTCTCAGATAGTGTCTCAATTGTGTCAGTAGCTCGTACTACACACTCTGTAAGGTTGCAGAACTGGCTTGGGCGGAGGATGATCTCGCTGCACGGATTAGTTCCGAACTCATAGTCAGCATCACGACGACCATTCAAGGCTGCTTGTTTCTTAGATGCTTCACGGTTAAAGATACCACGTTCACCTGAGCCTGACTCAACCAGTGCTAACCATTCTTTCATGAAGGATAGGTTGTCTGGCTTCTCGGTGTATGACACAGAGTTGTTAGCCAATGCACGTTGCGGGTTGTTCTCCCACCATGCACCTGACTTAGCTGAACGCATACGGTTATCTGATAGGTTAGACAAAGAGATCATAGCTGAACGGCGTACACCACCAACAACAACTACTTCACCGATCTTACACATGATGTCGTGACACTCAACGGATGACAACTTACGGCCAGCTGCCTTCTTGAATGTAGCAATGGTGAAGTTAAAGAGATCAACCAATGGTGCTGGCCCAGAGGCACGACCACCGAATGTCTTAAGGGGTGCACCAGCAGGGCGTACCTTAGACACATCCCACGTAGGGATCTCACCACTGTACAGGAGTGCAATCAATTGACGCAGAGACTTAGCCCAACCTTCCTTACTGTCCTTGACAACGATGTTAGTCTCACTGTCAAACAACTCAGGGACTTCGGGGAGCTTAGAGATGGACTGACGCTCGACACTGAAGCCAACACCTGTACCGCAGAGGAGGATGAACATAGCCTCATCGAAGGACTTAAGGTCATCTACGGCTAGGTAGCTGCAGTTGTACATACATGTGTTGTCACGTTCAGCAGCTGCACCAGCTGTCATAAGTGAACGCATAGATGGCATAACCTCAAGGCCAAGGATGGCTTGCTCTAGGTCATACTTAGTCTTTGGGTCAACCATGTCACGGATAACGTTCACTGAGAAACGTGTGACTGTATCGTCCCATGACTCACGACCTTGACCCTCGTGGTACTTAGCATACCGTGACTTGTGAATGAATGATTGATAGTCTGTTGGTAGTTGGTTGCTCATTTAATTTCTCTTCCTCGGTTATCTTTGTCTTCTTTGAGCCAGACCATTCGGTCAATGTCTGATCGGCTTAAGCCTATGTCGTTTAGTTCTTTGTCTGTCAACATGTTTAGTTGCTTGATTGCCTTACGATGTTCCCGCCATGTAGCTAGGAAGTTAACGTATCTCCAAAACCATGTCATCTATTGTCTCCACTTCCTTGGATTACATTACGTTCCTTACGGCTACTTAGTTTGTTAAGGTTCAAGTCAGCTATCTCATCTAGGTTATAACCAATATCGTTACAGATGTTAGCTAGGTACCAGAGTACATCCCCTAGTTCCTTGGCTACCTCATGACGATTGAACACACCGTCACGTACTTGCTTCTTAACCTTCTCAGCTACCTCACCAGCTTCCCCACATAGACCCAAGGTAGGGTACAGTACCTTGTGTGTAGCTGGGTAGATAGCAAAGCTTGTAGCCTTTGCTTGATACTCTTTGAAGTTCATTCCTCTATCCTTTTCCATTCTTCCATCTCTGCGTCTAGATTAAAGTAATCATCTAGGTCAAGGAGATTCTCGTCTATCAGGAACTGTACTACCAGTAGCTCTGATATTTCATTCTGCTCAAGCAGCAGTGTTAAGCCATAGTTCTCTACGAGAGCACGAAGCTTACTATCTAAATCAAACATTGTCAATCACCATTAGGTCTTCTTCTCCTTTAACCACTCAACGGGTATAGTTTCTTTGGCATACTGGAACCCATGTTTGTCACACCAGTCACCGTATGAACTCTTGGCTCCCTTGTAGAGCTTAGCCTTAGGGTTACTGAAAACGAAACGAATGTCAAGGTCTGGGTGTTGTGCCTTGACAAATAAATGTTTGGTTCTGTCTGATGAAATGAACCGTCCTTTTGTCTCGACTATGATACCGTTACTAAGTACGAAGTCAGGGGTGTACGTTCGCATCCGTAAGTCTTGCCACTTAAGTTTGACCTCCTCGTATTGGAACTTAACCTTACGTTTGTTGAGGAAGTCAGCTGTTCTCTTCTCTAAGCCTGATCTGAAACGCATTTAGGTGGCTCCCATATCTGTCCTACATGTCGTCGTAACCACAGTAGCCTAGCATTCTCAATGACACGAGCCTCGTCACCACCGTAGGCATGAAGGCACTCAAGGTACATCTCTTCGTCACTGTGAGCATCAAGCAGGATCTTCTCTGCCTTCTTAGGGCCAACACCATACAGACCTACTATGTTATCAGCTGTGTCACCTGTAAGGATCTGAGTATAGAAGAACTTAGCACCCTCACGTTCTGACATGGTTGTCATCTTACGACGGGTAGGGTTGAAGTGGTGACATGGGATCTGAAGCATGTCCTTGTCAATAGATATGATCGTTGTGTCAGGTCCCTGATTGGTAGCCCATATACCTAACAGGTCATCAGCCTCTTCACCCTCTGACACAATAGCATCCCAGTTATCTATCATGTGTTGACGGATAGCTTGAAGGTGTTGAGGCTTAGCTGTGTCCTTACGGTTACCCTTGTATGTATGGGTGATAGCATAGTCGAACCTGAAGTTACCCTTACCTGTAAGGAATACTTGGTAACCCTCAGGGTCTATCTCCCACATTACTTCCTCTAGTGCCTCCTCCATGATGCTGTCTAGCTTGTCTAGTGCATCCCCTACTGGGTCATTCTCACAGGAGAAGGCTGCACGGTAGGCGAAGATGTCACCGTCAACCAGAACTTTAACCATTGAAGAGATCCACCTTAAGGCTTGCTCTCTTGTAACGTGTCTGAAAGTAATCTTCACCAAGCACTTCTCGTGAGATATTAGCTATATCGGATGGATGTACTCCAGCTAAATCACCGATAGTACGTAGTGTGATGTTCTCATCTAGGTATGCTTTAGCGATAGCTAAACGTTGGTCGAGTGTAATGTTAGTCATGGTCTACCTCCCAGTAGCTACAGTAAAAATGATCTCCAAGCGCATCAATCTCTTCCTGTGGATAGCCTTCGGCTTTAAGCCAGGATATCACATCAAAATCACTGCCTAGCGTATGGTATTCTTCATGAACAGGTTTAGGAAAACCATACTTCCAACCGCTAGGTGGATCACACATTAATACTTTACTCATCCTGTCCACCTTCTATCTCATCTAACATATCACGGAGAATAGCGTTGACCCCTTTAGTTAGAACTATCTGAACCATCTCAGGTGACATGTCAATCACAAGAGTGGCACTATCGTCATGACTGTTCTCACGAATCTCAGATACCTCGAACATAGGTTTACTTGAGGCAGTCTTTACAGTGGGGAGTGTACGAATGTGGTGTTCTTTCTCTGTAAGTTCCTTACCCTTTAAGCACCAAGCCTTAGTACCATCAGCATGCACAATAGCAGGACCATCTACACGATGAAGCTTATCGTTTAAGTACCAATACTTATCACCACTAGCAAACTTCATAGCAGGACCATCTTCACGGTGACACTTACCGTTTAGGTACCAAGCCTTAGTGCCATTATCATACTCAACAGCAGGTCCATCTTCACGATGAAGCGTATCGTCTAGGTACCATTTCTTATCACCATTAGCATACTCAATAGCAGGACCATCTTCACGATGGGACTTACCGTTTAAGTACCAATACTTATTACCATCATTGTATACTTTTACTTCATACTTAATCATTTTGTTTTACCTTTACGTTTTTACCTAAAGCCTCACAGATTTCTTCCATAGTCATTTCTACGGTAGGATTAGTATTAGCTTTGTGCTCCTCTTCTGTAAGTTGCTCATCGTTTAAGTACCAACACTTAGTGCCATCAGCATACTCAACAGCAGGACCATCTTCACGGTGAATCTTACCGTTTAGATACCAATACTTATCACCATCAGCAGATACT